AGAGAAATAAAATACAATGGCAATGGGAGTTACACACAATGATAGAAGCGGTAGTAGGATTGCTTATGTTTGTAAACGGAGAGATTAAGGAGGCACGTTTGCAAAGCAACATGGCCGAATGTTTACGCGGTAAGCGTACAGCTGAGAGACAGTATTCGGAAACTGTGTCTTACAAATGTTGGAAAGGTAAAGCAGAATTAGAAGATAATATAGATGGTTCAAAATCAATTAAAAAATTAATTATAGAATAGGAGTAATATGAATCTTTCACGGAATTTCACTCTTTCAGAGCTTATTAAAAGTGACACTGCTATACGTAAGGGGATTAATAATAATCCTAACGCAGAACAAATAGAAAAATTAAAAATGTTATGTGAAAATATTCTTCAACCAGTACGTGACCATTTTGGCAGGGTCAAGGTGACGAGCGGTTTCCGTAGCGTAGAATTATGTCTTGCCATCAACAGCTCAGCGAACAGCCAACATGCAAAAGCTGAAGCGGCAGATTTTGAATGTCCAGGTGTGGATAATGCTGAGCTATTTGATTGGATTAAATTTAATTTAGAACCGGATCAATTGATCCTTGAGTACTACACTCCCGGTGAACCTAATAGTGGATGGATTCACGCAAGTTGGATAGAGGGAACACCAAGAGCTAGTTTTTTACATGCATTTAGAAAAGATGGCAAAACACAATACAAACCTGTTCTAGGTAAAGCGAAGGACTTAATATAATATGGCAATCACAAGATCACAAATGCCCAAACAAATAGAAGGTAAATTAAGAGGTGCTAGAGATGAAAAAAAGAAGAAGAAAAGAGTTATTGCATCTATTAAAAGAAAAAAAAGCCTTTTGTTCAAAGCATAGACTGTAAGTTATAAAAGTGTTATAATTCTTCATTATGACAAAACTATGCCCAAGAGGTAAAGCTGCAGCGAAGCGAAAATTTCGAGTTTATCCGTCAGCATATGCTAATGCATATGCTTCTAAAATTTGTGCGGGTAAAATTAAAGATCCATCAGGTGTTAAAAGAAAAGATTTTAGAGGTCCTAAACCTGCAGGTAAAGTTAACGGTGGAGAAGCTAAAATTAAAAAAGTTGCAGGTGCTTTACATAAAGCTTCAAAACTTCATAAAGCACAAGCTAAATCATTAGACTCTGTTGTAAAAGCATCAAGAGGAGATTTAGTTATCACTATTGCAGAAAAAGCAAATAAAGGTGCATTTGCTCAGAAACTTGAACCTTATAATGGTAGCTATATTAAAGGAAATTTAGCTGGTCATGAAGTGTCTAACAATAGTTTATCAAATTACTATAAAGGTATGTTAGATGACTAAAAATAAAAAAAAGAAAAAAGGATATCAAACAGCAGAAGAATTAGTTGGAAGTGGTAGAAAAGAAAAATTTTTCGATAATCCTTTTGATGCTAGAAAAGCTGGAGATGATGAAGACAGAGCAGATTTTAGAGATGCAAAAAAAATAGAGGCTAAAGGGTTAAGAGATGGGGGCATGTGTCGTGGAGCAGGAGCCGCGATAAAGGGTACAAAATTTGAAGGTGTATTCTAATGGGACTAAAAAAATGGTTTGATCAAAAATGGGTAGATATTGGGAGCAAACGAAAAGATGGTTCATACGCACCATGTGGTCGTTCAAAATTAGCGGCAGATCGAAAACGGAAATATCCAAAGTGCGTTCCTGCTGCAAAAGCAGCGAGGATGACAGAATCCCAGAGGAAGAGTGCCGTTGCAAGGAAAAGAGCTAAGGCTCAAGGTGTTGGTGGTAAGCCAACAAACGTAAGCACCTTTACCAAGAAGTATTATGGTGGTATGATAGAAATATGAGCACAGCATTATTTAGAGCAGGTCAAGGCTTAACAAGAGCATATAAAAAAGTTGATGATTTCCTTGATAAGGGTTTGATAAACAAATTAAAAGATAGATTTAAAAAAAAACCTACATTAAGCAAAAGTAAAGAATTAGTTGTATTTGATCCGAAAAAATCTTTACCTGCAAAAACAAAATTACCTAAGCCTAAAACTAAATTAGGTAAGTTAAAAACTGTAGGTAGAGTTTTATCAAGAGGAGCCGTGCCTTTGACTATAGGGTTTGAGGCTGCTAACATAGGATATCAATTAGCTACTAGAACACCTGAACAAAAAGCAAGAACAAAAAAATTAAAAGCTAAATTAAAAAAAACATCAACTAAAGATTATCATAGTGATCTTTTAAAAATGAGTGTAGGAGGAGATACAATGTTAAAGAACCCAAAAAAAGCTGACTTAGATAAAGATGGCAAGTTATCTAGTTACGAGAAAAAAAGAGGAAAGGCCATTGAATCAAATATGATGAAAGCTAGAACAGGAATATCTGTTGGAACAGCAGCATCTAAAATTGCTAAAAATCAAAAAAAAAGAAAAACATTAATTACAAAATTAAGGGGTGCACAAATAGGTCCTAAAGAAGAATCTGAACTAAAAGGAATGACTAATCAAGATTTAAGAGACAAACTTAGAGAAAAGAAAATGATGAAAGCTAAATCAGGTGATATGGCTAAAATAAATAAAGTAGTCAAAGGTTTAAACAAAGCCTCTAAGTTACATCAAGCTCAAGCTAAAAGTTTAAAAACAATTAAAGCATCTATGGGTAAATCTGTTAGAGGTTATGGTGCAGCTAGAACATCAGGCATGGGTTTACAAGATGAACAACTAATACCAGGAAAATCTTTAGACTATTACAAAGATTTAATTTAATGAATTATGGCAACGTCAGGAACTTCATCATTCGATTTAAATATCGATGAAATTATTGAAGAAGCATACGAGAGATGTGGTATGCGGACTAATAGTGGTCATGACTTACGTAGTGCAAGAAGAAGTTTAAATCTTTTATTTTCAGAGTGGGGAAATAGAGGTATTCACCTTTGGAAAGTATCTCTGAATGAAGTAACTTTGACTGCAGGAACTGCACAGTACGCTGTTAATGAAAGTGTTAATGATGTTTTAGAGGCTTATATTTCAACCACAGCTGCAGCTAGTAATACTTCATCAACTCAAGATATCTCTTTAACTAAAATAGATAGATCTGCGTATGCAGCTCTTCCAAATAAGTTAGAAACAGGACAACCATCTCAATATTTTGTGGATAGACAAACAACACCTCAAATTTTTTTATACTTAGCACCTGATGCATCAACTTTTACAACATTAAAATTTTACACAATAGATAGAATTCAAGATGCAGGAATATATTCAAATCAAGCTGATGTTGTTTATAGATTTTTACCATGCATGTGCTCAGGCCTTGCATATTATTTATCTATAAAAAAAGCACCTGATAGAATTCAATTATTAAAACAACTTTATGAGGATGAATTATTAAGAGCATTAAATGAAGATGGTCAAAGAGCATCTGTTTATATTTCTCCTCAAACATATTTTGGAGATGGGGTGTAATGTCTTTCGCAACTGGTAAAAGATCAAAAGCAATTTCTGATAGATCAGGTATGGAATATCCTTACAGAGAAATGGTCAAAGAGTGGAACGGCTCATTAGTTCACATTTCTGAATTTGAGCCAAAACATCCACAATTAGATCCTCCTTATCACAAAGCTGATGCAATTGCTTTAAAAAATCCTAGAGTGATGAAATTTCAACAACCAACCCAAGAATTTGAAAATGATCAAACAATATCAGATTCTGGAGGAATAAGAGTTGGAGTTGCAAATTTATCTTTACCTGGAGACTTTGCTTTTATAACACAAGGTAGCTCAGCTATGAAACCTGCAAATCCTTCTTTACAAAACAGAAGAAGAGAACTTCTTTCAAACATAGGTCAAGTGGGGGTAAGTATCACATAATGGCTATAACTCATGCAAATTTTTTAACACAAGTAAGAAACTACACTGAAGTAGATAGCACTGTTTTATCCGATTCTATAATTCAAGATTTTATTAGATCTGTAGAATTAGATGTTGCAGGAAAGGTAGATTATGATGATTTAAGAAAATATGTTACTTCGAATTTTACTGCGGGTAATAGAGCTGTAACTTTACCATCTGATGTAATAATTATTAGATCTGTTGAACATATAGATTCCTCAGGTAATAGAACTTTTTTAGAAAAAAGAGACATAAGTTTTATTTCAGAATTCAATGGGTCAGGTAGACAAGGAACACCAAAATACTATGCAAATTTTGATGACTTTAATATTTTAGTAGCTCCAATACCACCAACTGCAGATACGGTTCAAGTAAACTATATAAAAGATGCTCCTAACTTTACTTCTACAAACAATACGTTTTTATCTACTTACCAAGAGTCTATGTTATTACATGGTGTTCTGGCAGAAGCTTTTAGGTTTTTAAAAGGGCCTGACAATCTATACAACTTATATAATTCAAAGTATAATGAAGAAGTACAAAATTTTGCCCTACAACAAATGGGTAGAAGAAGACGAGGAGAATATACAGACGGAGTTCCTAGAATAAAAGTTGATTCTCCAAGTCCTTAATTAAAGGAGAACAATTATGGCTATAACAACAAACGCTATCTGTGATAGTTTTAAAAAAGAATTATTACAAGGTAAGCATGATTTTGATACATCTTCTGATACATATAAATTAGCGATGTATACAAATTCTGCAAGTTTAGGTAAATCAACTACAAACTACACAACTGGTAACGAAGTTTCATCACCATCAGGATATTCTGCAGGTGGAAAAGCTTTAGTAAACCAAGGTGTAAAAGTTTCATCTTCAGTAGCAATTACTGATTTTGCTGACTTATCTTTTGTAGGAGTTACATTAACTGCAAGAGGAGCATTAATTTATAATACGACAACTGATGGTGGTTCAAATACTACTGATGCAGTTGCTGTGTTAGATTTTGGTGGAGATAAAACTGCAACTTCTGGAACATTTACAATTCAGTTTCCTGCATTTACAACATCTGCTGCCATATTAAGATTAGCTTAATTTAAAGGAGGAGCCTAGTGGCTGACATTACAGTACAAGTTCAGTCGCCAGGCTCTGAATATTGGGGCCAATCTACCTGGGGTTCAAATGACTGGGGTGGGTCAGGTCTTTCATTAACTTCAAGTCAAGGTTCAGTCACAACCACTGCTAACGCAGATGTAGATGTTACTGGAATTCAATTAACATCATCACAAGGTACATCAGTTGGTGGAACTTCTGTTCTAATAGAAAATCCAGGCCCAGTGACAATGTCTATAGGTGTGGGTAGTTCAACTATAGGTATTGGTGTTCCTGTAACTGGTAGCTCTGCAACTTCTAGTATAGGTGCTGCTACCGTAGATGAATCTGAATTAACAGGAATAGGTTGGGGTAGAAGAACTTGGGGTAACCTTGCTTGGGGTGGTGCTTATTCTGTTATAGCTACAGGACAAACTCTTACTTCTTCAATTGGAGCAGCAATTGGAAAAACTGATGTATCAGTTTCTGTTACAAGTGCTGGTCAACTAAGTTCTACCTTTGGAAGTTTCTCATTAAAGATAGATCAAGACATAACTGTATTTGCAGCAGAGGATCAACTAGACTTTACTATTGGTAGTTTAGATTTTGATGCCGATGCTAATGTAGAGGTTACAAGTGCAGGATCTTTAACTAGCTCAATTGGCACAACAGTAGCAGGACTTAAAACTCCAGTTGATGTGACAGGAATTCAAGCAAATTTTACTTTAGGGACATTTACTTTAACTCAAACAACTACTGAACCTGTAACTGGTCAATCAGCTACATTATCACTAGGTCAACATAGTGAAATACCAAGTCAATTGATAGGTGTAAGTGGTTTACAATTAGCAGGATCAATAGGATCTGTAACAGTAACTGGTTTAGCAAATATCGATGTTACTGGTATTCAAATGACCGCCTCTGTAGGAAGTCCAAATATAACAGCTTGGCAAGAAGTAAATTTAGGCGTAAGTAATACATGGACAGAGGTTGATTTAGCAGCTTAGAAAATATATAATATGATTATTTAAGGAGAATTTTATATGACATCTAGTTATTCAACAGATTTAAAACTCGAGCTAATGGTAACCGGTGAAAATGCTGGTACTTGGGGTGATAAAACAAATAATAATTTAAATTTAATCCAACAGGCAGTTGCAGGTTTTGAACAAGTTACACTTTCAAGTGGTGGAACTTTAGCTTTAGCAATGACTGATGGCACAATATCAAATGCAAGAAATTTAGTTATTAAATTTGCTACTGCATCGATAGCTGCAAGTACAATTTGTACAGTGCCTGATTCAATAGAAAAATTTTATATTTTTGATGCTACAGGTTTAACTAATCCGACTAACCTAACAATTAAAACAGCATCAGGATCAGGTTTTACATTAGATCAAGCAAAAATTTATGCAGCTTATGCTGATGGAACTAATTTAAAGGAAATTTCTTTAGATACTTTAGGTGGAACTGTAGCTGCTGCAAATATTTCAGGAACTATAGCTACATCTCAAATAGCTGATCATGCTGTAACTTTTGCTAAAATTCAAGAGACAACTACTGCTAATAGAGTGATTGGAGCTGCATCTGCAGGAGATGTAGGTGAGGTTCAAATTGCAACGGATATGATTGCGGATGACGCTGTATCTGCAGATAAATTAGCTAATACTTCAGTAAGTGCTGGATCTTACACTTCAGCATCTATAACAGTAGATGCACAAGGTAGAATAACTTCAGCATCCTCTGGCTCAGCAGGAGATTCAAATATTTTTCCTATGTGGATAAATCAAACAGGAACTTATACTGCTAATGCTAGTGCAACTAAAATTTTTGTTTACGCTGTCGGTGGAGGCGGAGGCGGAGGCGGAGCACATCCAAATGGCCCCGGACAACCCGGTGGTATAGGAGGTGCTGGTTTAGCTCGAATTCCAGTTTCTGCACCTTATGCTGTCCCAGTAGCAACTGGTGCGGCCGGTAACCAAGGACCAAATCAAAATCCTGGTGGAGCTGGTGGTGCTACGACTGTGGACACTAATAAAGTAGTTGCAAACGGAGGAGGCGGTGGAGTGCATGGACAATCTTCTCCTCAACCTGGAAACACTGGTTCATTCTCTGTGGCAAGTCCTGCAGTTTCAATAAAAGACTATACACCTTTAGGAACAGATGCATATGTCCAACTTTTTGGACAACCTCAAAATGCAACTTCAGCTTCTAGAGGAGGATTCGGAACAGGAGGTTCTCCTTCATCACCAGGCTCTGCAGGTCAAGCAGGTGGAGCAGGTGGATTAGTTATATTTGAAAATGTTGTAGGAGGTTAAATTTATTTAATTTTTTATGGCAAAAGTTTTTTTCCAAAAAGATAATATTTCAAACACAAGTATGGTTGGTATGTTTTTAAATGAAACACAATTTGTAGAAACTAGACCATTAGCTTATTTAGAACATTACACTGTTGTAGAATGTTCAGATGAAGATTATAATAATTTTTATACTGGTAAGAAAATTTGTAAAGTAAACGCTGATGGTACAATTACATCATTAGATCCTATAAATGATCCAGAGGTAACAGAAGAAAAAGATTTTAGAAAATTATTACAATATTATATAAACGATCTTTTGCAATTTAAAGAACAGTGGCCAAATCATTCAAAAATATCTGAAATCGATGATAGTATAATTTTTGCTAATACAATTAATATTGGAGATTTAACATTTCCAACTAAAGATCCACTTAGATATTTAATAGACAATAATAAATATATTAATATTAGATTAATTTAAATATTGTTTTAAATTTAATTTTTGATATGTAAGGTTAATGAATATCATTAAATTTTCTGCACCTAAAAAAATAGAGACTTATCTGCAGGGTGTCTACCCAGTTCCAATAAAAACTAACATACCTGAGTGGTTTAAAAAAATAGAACATACTCAAGAAAAAAAAACAATTAAAGGATGTATGCCTTTTTTAGATAGTATGACATCAGGTTATCTCTTAAAAATGCCACAAGATTTATATTTAAAACATAATGTTTGGAATGATGAAACAAATAATTATGACTCTTTTTTTAAATATGCGATGGAAAATGGTAATGCAGCCGAACTAGGTTTAAATAATTGGAATAAAGAAATTCATTTCAAAGAACAATTAGAGGGATCTCCACAAATAAAAAAAAATAGTAATCTTCCTATTTATAAAATATTAAACCCATTTCACATTCAAACACCTAAAGGATATTCTTGTTTATTTACAGCACCATTAAATAACAGAGATGATAGATTTGAAATAATGTCTGGTATTGTAGATACGGATGTGTTTGAAATGGAAATAAATTTTCCCTTTGTAATTAATTCAGATAAATATCCAAGTCTTGAGACTACAATTCAAAGAGGTACTCCTTATGTTCAGATTATACCTTTTAAAAGAGAGGAATGGAAAATGGATTTGTTATTTGAAGATAGAGTAAGTAAAAATTGGACTGTTGGACATAACATATTAAGAAAATTATTTAATAATTATAAAAATTTTTATTGGAAGAAAAAAAAATGGATGTAAAAGAATTTATAAAAGTTTATGACGGTTTTTTAAAACCTGAACAAATAAGTAGTTTAATAAAATGGTTGAACACACAAAAATTTGATGTGGCAGAAACTGTAGGGGGTGTGCAGAAAAAAATTAGATCAGCAGCAACAAAAAATTTATTTAGAGATCCTGATAGTTTAACAAACTTGCATTGGTTTAATTTTTTAGCAAATAGATTTACTAATTTAGTTAGAGAGTATGATTTACAAAATAAATATGATGCTTGTATTACAAAAGTGAGTGAAATGACGGCTCTAAAATATGAAGAAGGTGATTATTATAAAGTTCATACAGATAATCATACAAAGTTTCATAGAACATTAAGCATTATTTTATATTTGAATGATGATTATGAGGGAGGCAGTGTAATTTTTAAATGTCCTAGGACAAATGAAACAATGTTAGAAGTTCCTAGAAAATCAGGACGTGTAATAATATTTCCTTCTAATTTTTTATATCCTCATGCAGTTCAAAATGTAAAGAAAGGTTGTAGGTATTCAATAGTATCATGGCTAAACTAAATAATTTTAAATACAAAGTTATAAAAAATTTTTTGTCAGAAGACGAATTAAAAATTTATGGAGCTTATGCAAAATCTAAACATGAAGACAATGTAAACAGTTTTGATGTGCTTCAAAATAATAATGGTGATACTGCTTTTTACAAAGATCCATTATTTAATTTTTTACAGAGTGATAAACATAAAATTATTGAAGAGGCTACTGGTATTAAATTATTATATACTTACAACTTTTGGAGATGTTATACCTACAATGCTATATTAAAAAAACATAAAGATAGACCCTCTTGTGAATTATCCGCAACACTATTTATAGATTCAGATGGAACTGACTGGCCCATATTTTTTGATGGTAAGGCAATTCACTTAGAAAAGGGTGATATTCTAATATATAACGGATGTGATTATGAACATTGGAGAGAGCCTTTTAAAGGAGATTATCAAATACAATTATTTTTACACTTTGTTGATGCTAATGGAAAATATGCTAATTTAAAAAATGACCCTCTTTGTGGTAAGTGCCGGGGAGATATATTGTGAAAATAATGCAAAATAAAAATACGGGTGATGGAGTAATTAAATTTACTGATCAAGAAGCTAAAATTATAAATGATAAAAAAGAACTTTCTATCTCTGTTAAAGAAATGGGACCATTTGCTAAAAGTCTAATGCACGTAGCAATGTTACTTTTTCAAAAGTATGATGATGTTATTGAAAAAGAAGAGAAAGAAAATCCAAATTTTAAGCCTTCCGATTAACGTATTTAATAAGATTAAAATTAATGATATAATACCCATATGCCATTAACAAATGTACAAATTAGTCCAGGTTTTAATAAACAAGTAACTGCTGCTGGTGCAGAAGGTCAGTGGACTGATGGGGATTTTGTAAGATTTAGATATGGTTTGCCTGAAAAAATAGGTGGATGGGCAGAAATTTTAGATAACACCATAGTAGGTGCGGCACGTGAACAATTTGTATGGGCAGATTTAGATGGAAGAAAATATGCTGCAATAGGGACAAACAAAGTTTTAGTTGTGTATTATGAAGGAGCATTTTATGATATTACTCCACTAGACACTGCACTAACTGGATGCACGTTTGATACTGTAAATACTTCTGCTACTGTAACTGTTAATAAAGCTGCACACGCCCTAGAACCTGGAGATCTATTTACTTTTACATCAGTAACACCTCCTACTGGAGCTGGTTATTCCGCAGCAGATTTTGAAACTAACACTTTTCAAGTAATTACTGTTCCTGGTAGTGATGAATTTACTATTACTATGGCATCTGCCGCAGGAACAACTGTAAATGGTAGTGGCTCTGCAGTAGTAAATCCATATGTTAAAGTTGGTAGTTTAAGTTCAACTTTTGGTTTTGGTTGGGGCACAGCATTATGGGGAGGTGGACAACAAGTTTTTTCTACTTTAAATGGATTACTTCAAGACGACACTGCAGGAACTGGTGGAACAGGTACATCAATTACTTTAGCTTCTACGTTAAACTTTCCAACAACTGGCACTATCAAAGTAGGTGCTGAATTTATATCTTATACAGGAATTTCATCTAATGATCTGACAGGCATAACTCGAGCTGCTGCAGGTACAAGATCTGCACATGCTTCGGGTGCGGGAGTAGAGGTTTTTACTGGTTGGGGTATCGAATCATTATCTCAAACATTAACAATAGATCCTGCCTCTTGGTCACTAGATAATTTTGGTGAGCAACTTATTGCAACAATTAAAAATGGACAATCTTTTTCATGGAATCCAATAAATTCAAATCCCAACGCTTTAACTACTAGAGCTGCAATAATTTCTAATGCACCTACTGCTTCTGTAATGTCATTAGTCTCTGATAGAGACAGACATTTGTTTATGTTAGGTACAGAAACTACGATAGGTACACCAAGCACTCAAGATAAAATGTTTATTAGATTTTCAGATCAAGAAGATATAACTGATTATACACCAACATCCGTAAATACCTCTGGTTTTTTTAGATTAGATTCTGGTACTAAAATTGTGGGAGCAATAAAAGGTAAAGATTACACTTTTGTTTTAACAGATAATGCTGCTTATGTAATACAATTTGTTGGTCCTCCTTTTACATTTTCTGTAAGACAAGTTGGATCAAACTGTGGTTGTATTGGTCAACATGCAATGAAATATGTTAATGGTGCAGTTTATTGGATGGGAGAATCTGGAGGTTTTTTTGTTTTTGATGGAACGGTAAAAGCTTTACCATGTTTAGTAGAAGATTTTGTTTTTACTACTAAAGGTTCAAATTTAGGGGTTAATTATGGTGATGGTGAATCTGTTTATGCTGGTTTAAATCATTTATATGAAGAGATAACTTGGTTTTATCCAAAAAATGGAAGTTCTACTGTAGATAGATGTGTAACATATAATTACCAAAGTGGCACTTGGACAACTGGGTCTTTAGCAAGAACCACTTGGGCAGATGCTAATCTTTTTGATGTTCCTTATGCTACTGAATTTTCTTCAACAGGAGTTCCCACTTTTCCGACAATACAAGGAGTTACAAACATAAATGGTGCAACAACTTACTATGCTCACGAAACAGGAGTTAATCAAGTTGACTTTCAAGGAAATAAAACTGCAATACCTGCGTTTATACAATCTGGAGATTTTGATTTAAGTCAGGGAGGAGATGGTCAGTTTTTTATGAGCATGAGAAGATTTATACCAGATTTTAAATTACTAACTGGTAATTGTCAGATAACAATAAATTTAAGAAGGTTTCCATCAAATACTGAAAGTTCCTCGCCTCTCGGACCTTTTACGGTTTCAAGCTCTACTGAAAAAATTGACACAAGAGCTAGATCTAGATTTGCTAATCTTAAAGTTGAAAATTTATCTACTGATCAAAATTGGAGATATGGAACTTTTAGAGCAGATGTACAACCTGATGGTATGAGATAATGGCTAGAGTAGATATAGTAATTCCTGAGCCAACGCCCAATTATACTGAAGAAAATCAAAGGCAAGTAACTCAGTCTTTACGAACCATGCAAGATAAGTTAAACACTTCTTATCAACAAGAATTAAAAAACGAACAGGATGCATTTAATTACTTTTTATCATGACGATTAGATACAAAAATCAAGGTTTCAAACAAGCTAGTACAGGCAAGACTACAGTTTTTACATGCCCTAGTGATGCAACTGTAATAGTCAAAAGTATTTATTGTTCAAACAGTGACGCTTCTTCGGCTATTTTGGTTAATATGAATTTAATAGACTCTTCTGATTCAAGCACTGAATATGAATTTTTTAGAGATGAGGTGGGTTCAAAATCTCAAGTAAATGCTACACCACAAGGTTTAAATTTAGAAGCAGGAGATGCAATAACAGTTCAAGCAGCTACAGGAAGTAATACAATTCAAGGAGCAATAAGTTACGCACAAATAGATAGATCACAAGAGAATGGCTAAAGAAATTCTTTTTTTAGATGAAGTTATTATAGAAAACCATGAAGATTATAATTTAGAAAAAAAAATTTTGTATTGTCTTGATCATGAAAAAAAATTAAATAATAAAGTAATTGCCTCTAATATGGGTGGATTTCAAACTCCAAATATAACTGATGAATTAATTTGTAAAAATTTAGTAAAAAAAATTGGAGCTGCACTAACAAAAGAGTATGACCTAAAAAATATTAAAATAAGACTAGATAATTTATGGATAAATGAAAATAAAAAAAACGATTTTAATATTCCACATAATCATCCTTACAGTAATTTTTCTGGTGTTTATTATGTTTCTGTTCCAAAAGAAGGAGGAGAAATAATGTTCTTAAGAAATGACCCCTCTGTAGGAGGATCTAATAATTTTAAATTTTTAAAAACATCAAATTTTTTTACTAGTTGCACTATCAAACCTAAAAAAAATATGTTATTAATTTTTTCATCACACATATCACATATGGTAAAACCACACTTGGAAAATATGAATAGAATATCTGTTTCTTTTAATGTAGTTTTGTCTAAAAATTAATTATGGCTAGACAAAAATTTGTACATTACGTACCCAGACCAAAACCTAGAAAACGTCCAGGTCGTCATAAAAAAAGACTTTCAAAATCAGAAAAAAGAAGTTATAAGAAATATAACAGGCAAGGGAGATAAATGAACGATATACCAAAAATACCAGCAGAAGCCAAAGAAATTATAAAACATAAAAGGACAGGAAAAATTTATGCTAGTAAAGATGAGTTTGACGCTGACGTAAATGATCCAAATACAGATACTGTAGCTGAAGATTTTAGACAAGATTTAGAAATAAAAGTAACTAGAGTAAATATCGAAGCACTTACAAAAAAATGAAACTTACTCAAGAAGAGAATTTTTTTCCAAACTTGGATTTAATTTTACCTCAAATTAAAAAAATACCATTGTATAACATAAATGATATTAAAAAGATTAGTGAGAACCCAGGTGTTTGGCCAGGTTTAAGAAGTGAGCTTTTAGGTATTTCATGTCCAATACTTCACGAATTTATAGTCAATTTAATTTTGCAAAAAAAATATTTAAAAGGGGGTGATTGGCAAATAAATTCTTTTTTACATTTAAGATTAAAAGAACATGAAACTGATGATTGGATACATAAAGATCCAGACGAATATTCAGCGTTAATATATCTATCTAACTCAAATCTTTCCTCTGGAACAAAACTATATGATGAGAATGAAAATGTAATTAACGATATAAAATTTGTAAAAAATAGGTACATAATGTATTCTGGAAGTTACAAACATATGGCGTACGGTCATCATGGGTCTTCTATTGAAGATGGCAGATTAACTTTGAATATTTTTTTTAATAGGATAAATAATGGAAGCTAGAGGTGCAACTGAGATACAACATGAGTTGTTAGAAAAATATGTTAGTAAAGAATTATTGGATAAAGTACAGATATGTACTTCAATACCAGGTAAGGTGCCATTAGATCCTAATAAAGTAAATATACTTTGGCAAAAAAATTCTTACGACCAAGGTAACCTTCAACCTTTTTTCACAGACAAGACAAGATTTGATGAATATGATTGGTATGTATTTAATAGTCATTGGAACTATGAAAAGTTTAGATATTTTTTTTCAATTCCAGAAGATAAGTCTATAGTTATTAAAAACGGAACGAATAATTTTCCAAAAAGAAGACGATATAATAAAGGTGATCCAATAAGAATTATTCATCACTGCACCCCTTGGAGAGGTTTAAATGTTTTGTTATTAGCTATGCAAATGTTAAGAAATGAAAATGTAATTTTAGATGTTTATAGTTCTTGCAAAGTTTATGGTAGTGAATTTGCAGATGGCCATGAAATGGCTTTTAAAGATATTTATAAACAAGCAGAAGAGTTACCTAACGTTAATTATATAGGTTATAAAACAAACGAATACATATTAGAAAATATGACCAATTACGATTTATTTGTATATCCCTCTATTTTTGAAGAAACTTTTTGTGTATCTGCTTTAGAGGCTTTGGCATCTGGTTTACATGTTATCACTACAAATTTTGGGGCTTTACCTGAGACATGTTCTGAGTGGCCGGTGTATATCAATTTTACAAAAAATCATGAACTTTTAGCAGGATCATTTGCACATGCTATTGATGCAGCTGCTGTATACTTGCATGAAGATGGTATGCAAAATTATTTAGATCAACAACAAAAATTTTTTAAAAGATTTTATAGTTGGGATAGAAAAGGTTCAGAGTGGACTAACTTTCTTACAGGAGCTATTAATGCCAAACGATAAATATATTAATGAAGATACATATCAAACCCTACATGATACTAGAATAGAGCCACAATCAGATTTTGAAAAAGCAACTAAAGTTTTATGGAAAAAGAAAGAGGCTTTCAAAACCGATGTAAAACCATCTCCACATAAAATATTTTTAGGCACTCCAGTTCATAGTGATGTTTCCATTCATTACACACAAGCTTTACTAGAGTTTCAACAAGAATGTTTTAAGAAAAAAATAAAAGTAAGATTTCAATTAATGAAATCTTCACTCGTAACACAAGGAAGAAATTTATGTGTAGCTGGTTTTTTAGACTCTAATGATACACATTTATTATTTATTGACTCTGATATTTATTTTCAAGCAAAATCTATTTTTTCTATGTTAGAAGCTGATAAAGATGTAATATCAGTTCCTTATCCATTGAAAACATTAATGTGGGATAAGACGTTTAGGAAAATGAAGGATGGTAAAATAAAAAACCCCGATGATATTAGAAGAAGCTTACACACATACCCAATGAAAGTACCAGACCCACAAAACATTAATGTGGAAAAAGGAATTATGGAAGTTACAGATTCTCCAACTGGGTGTATGTTAATCAAAAGAAAAGTTATTGAAAAAATGATAGAAAAATATCCTGATAAAAAAATTGTTCAAAAAACTATAATAAATGGAAAGTATGTTGATAAGCCTAATATGTGGAATTTTTTTGATACATATCATGATCCAGTGGAAAAGACTTTTTCTGGTGAGGACTTTTCATTTTGCAAATTATGGAGAGATATAGGTGGTAAATGTCATGCCTATATTAATGATTCAATAGTTCATGTAGGAGAACATCAGTATCAAGGTAGATTTTACGATGAGTTGATACTGCCTAAGTAATTTGGTAATATATGCTATAATTAGGAAATTAGTATATGGATCCATTTACATTAGCATTAGCCACATTTGGCGTTCAAAAACTTAGAGGTAAATCAACTAAAAGAGCATTAAGAGATGCAGCCATTGTTGGTGGTGGTTCACAAGTTTTAGGAATGGCGGGTGTGCCTGGTATATCATCTTTTGGAAGAGGTGCCGGACAAATACCTTTTACAATGCAAGGCTTAGGACAAACAACAGCAGGTAGAGGAATCTCATCATTGGTTGGCTCACCTAGAATGACAGAAGCTGAAGCAGTAAAAAAATTAGGAGAAGGTGCTTCTGAAGCAGAAATAGCAAAAGCGATGAAAGGTTCTGGTTTTAGAGGCTTAGATACCAGTGGTAAAATTTTTGCAGCATCTGCTATACTACCTTTACTTGAGGGTGCAGTAGAAGACAAACCACTTTTTTCTGAAGAAGATTATAAAAAAGCTTATGAAGAGCAGTCAAAAAATATTGAAGGTGGTTTTAACCCTGCAACAAATGTAACACCAACAATAAGTGAAACATTTGGTTCTAATATGTTTTATGCAAATCAAGGTGGCCTTGCTACTGCAATACCAAAATATAATCAAGGTGGTGTAAATTATCTTCCATCTAAAATTGATCACAATGAAAACGATGTAAATAATTATGTACGAGCTAAAGGGTATGTTGAAGATGGTGCTGGTGTTGGAGATAAAGATGAAGATACGATGTTAGCACAATTAGCTGATGGAGAATTTGTTTCAAGAGCTGATGCAGTTTTAGGAGCAGGTATTTTATCAGGAGCAGATCCAAAAAATTTTAAGAGTATGAGAAAAGCTGGTGCAGATTTTTTTTATGATCAGCAAAAAAAATTTAAAAGAATATACGACATAACAAATGCAGCTAAACAAAATTAAAATAGAAAAGAAAGTAGAGATACTTGAAGTCTTTCCAACTGTGGTTGACGAATATTGGAGTCTTGTAGATTTTATGTTAAGAGAGGGTTTAAAATACGATGGTGACCCTATGAGTATTAATGAACTAAAAAAATTAATTAAAAATGGTGAAATGCAATTATTTATTTTTTTTGGTTCTGATGATGGTAAGCAGTATAAAGTTTTTGGTGTTTGTGTAACACGAATCACGGCTCTTCCTAATTTTAATCAATGTGAAGTAATTTTATTAAAAGGTGAAAAGAGGGAATTGTGGCAAGATGAACTTGCTGATACAATAGAAAGTCTTGCTAAAAAAACTAATTGTAAAAGAATAGCTGTTCATGCAAGACCAGGTTGGCAACCTTTTTTAAAGACAAAAGGTTGGAATGTAAAAAGATATTTATACACAAAGGAGATTAAATAATGAGTTTTATATTTGGTGGCGGAGGTAGTGGCGGTGGCCAAACCACTACAGGATCAAGTGTTGTAACACAAAGAGAAGCTCCAGGAGTAGAAGCTAGAAAATTATCCTTATATGATCAAGCCGCTAAATTAGCAGCTCAACCTGTTTCTTTACCGGCTATACAGGTAGCTCCTATATCTGGAATTGAACAAGCTGCAATTACACAAGCAGGTCAAACAGGTGTTGGTGCAGGTACTGTGGGACAAGGAATAACTGCTTTACAAGGTGCACAAGCAGCTCCAAATATTTCACAATTTTTAAATCCTTTTCAATCATTTGTAACTGATGAAATTACAAGACAAGCTCAAATGGCAACGAACAGATTAGGTGCACAAGCTGTTGGAGCAGGTGCATTTGGTGGAGCAAGACAAGGAATTGCAGAGGCAGAGATAGAAAGAGCAAGACTAGCTAATATTGGTCAAGCACAAGCACAAGGATTTCAAACTGCGTTAGGAGCAGCTCAAGCAGAAAGAGCTAGACAGTTAGCTAGTGGTCAGGCTTTAGGTCAATTAGGTGCACAACAACAAGCAATGTCTCTTGCTGATATTCAAGCACAAATGCAAGTTGGTGGTGTTCAAAGAGGTATAGGACAAGCTGCTTTAAATGCTCAAAGACAGACTGCTTTACAAAGGGCTTATGAACCTTTCCAAAGAATAGAATTTTTAAAAGGTATTATGACTAACTTACCAACAACACAGAGTACACTTACAGCAACCACGGCTCCCGGTGCTAACCCAGTTGGACAAGCATTAGGTGCAGGATTAGGTGCATACTCTGCTTACAACTTAATGCAGCCGAGGTAATATGGATAAAGTTTTAACAAGAAAATTATTTAAGGATAGATATTTTAAATATCATAAACCAAAACATTTCAATACTGGTGGAATTGCAAATATTCAAAAATTCAGTAATGGTGGACTATCGAGTCAGGAAAAAGCTATATATGCTGCAACATTCGCAGCTCCCTTATTACAATCAACTAGAAGACCCGGTGAAGGAGTATTAGCTGGTGTTGCTAGAGCAGTTGGAGAAGGAACTGCAAAATTACCTGCTACTATGATTTCATTAAGAGAGCTAGAAGCAAAAAAAGCTAAAACAAAACAAGTTAGAGCATTAACATCAGATGAAAAACAAAGATATGGTTATAATGTCAATGACAGGATTATAGGTAAAGAAGAAAATGGGGCAATAGTAGATATTATTGATAAACCTACCTTTGCAGAAAGAAAAGATACTGCAAAAAGAGAAAACGTTGTTAAAAAGGCAGATACTATTGCAGCACTTGTTAGATCTGGAGATGTAAGCACAGGTCCTTTAGGTGGTGGTAGAATGTCAAAAATAACTGCCGCTATAGGTATAAATCCCAAAGCTGCAGAGTTAGACGCACGTATTGAAGATTTTAGAAAAGAAGCGATTGCTGCATTAAGGGGTGCACAAGTTGGGCCTTTAGAGGAAGCAAGTTTCGCAGCAATCTTACCATCTATATTAGACGATGAAGGTGTAATTTTAAAAAAATTACAAGTTGCAAAAGAAAATATACAATCATTAAATGCTAGGATAGGTTCGGGTGGAACAGTTTCAGATCCTGATAATTTATCGAATTATAGAAATGCTTTCGCAGAATTTGGTATAACTTTTAGTGATATTCAAGATTATGATCCATCACTAAAAAGTTTTCAATTTGAAGGTGATGAATTAGTTGAGATTAAATAATGGGAAAAATAAATGTAAAAGGTTTAGGTATAGTAGAGATAGAAGGGGATACTCCTAATACAAAAGAAATATCAGAAATAAAAAAATCTTTGGATCTTTTAAATAATGAAACTATTGGTGATTCTGTTGCAGATCAAAAAGCAGATGAATTTGAAAAAGGTCCAAATTTTCAAAGAATAGCACTTGAGGTAGGTGGTTCTATTGCAGGTTCATTAAGATTTGGTGGTTTTACATTACCTGGATTAGCTTTAAAAGTAGGTATGTTAAGTAAACCTTTTTTCAAAGCCTTGGCAAAAGCCTCAGCTGGAGCTGGTGCAGGAGGAGGTGTTGGAGCATTAGTTTCTGAAACATTTGATCCTAGTGAAAACGTAGTAAAAGAAGTTGCAAGAGCAGCTGGTGAGGGTGCACTTGCAGAGGCAGTTGGTGGACCATTATTTATAAAAGGTGGTCAAGTTATGAGCAAATTTTTAAATAAACCCAGACAATTTGCTACTGAATTAACAGATGCAACACTAGCTGAGAATCAATTAACAAGTAAAGCGTATGAGATATTATATGGCCCTGAAAAAAGTGCAGCTTTAAAAAAATTAGATTTAAAGGGACAAATAGAAGCTACAAAAAAACTATTACCTGATGAAGATGCTATCAAAGCATACATGAAAAAAAATAATATACCTGATGGGGACTTTTTAAAAATAAGAGATGCTGCAATAGAAATGCAAAAAGGTTTAACACCTGCCTTTAAAACTAATAATCAAACAATTAATGTATTAGAAAATATTTTTAGTAAATCTATTTTTGGTGGCGGACAATTTGCTAAAAGATATAGATCCTCTAAAGTTATTGGAGACAGAGTTGCTGCAGATGTGGTTTCATCACTGACTGAGGGAAGCCAAGTTGCTAATAAATCTGAACTTGGAAGTTTATTTTTTAATACTTTTACACAAGGTGAGGAATTATTTAGAAGACAATCTGATATTCTTTTTAAAAGAGTTGACGATATATTAGGCAAAAATAAAAACAAAGCTTTGCTAAGTATTTACGGTAAAGATGGATTGGAGGAGACAGTAAATATTTTAAATAAAAATATAAACCTATCTGGTTTAAAACAAAATCCTAATATTCCTATTGTAAATGATTTGTTAACCAAATTAAGAAATGTAGCAGATACACAAGGTGGAAAATTATCTTATGCTGAAACCGCTGCAATTAGATCAGATCTAGCTGCATTTAAAGAAGGATTGAAAATTAGTTCTCCAAAAAATGCTAATGCTCTTAATGATACGATTGCAAAACTTGATGAACTATTGAGTCCAGAGGTGTTAAGAAAATCAAATATGAATCCAGATGCGGCTACAGCTTTAGAAGTTGCTAGAGAATTTTATAAGGGTGGAAAAGATGTTTTTCAAAGAGGAACTATTGTATCGTTGTTAAGTAAAGGAGCACGAGAAACTGCTGATATGGGCTCTATATTTATGAATGTTACTAAAGGAAACAAAACAGATTTACTTAACAGGATTACAAATGAAATAGATAAATTACCACAAGTTACAAAAGGTAAGGAAGAACTTTATAATTTACCAAAAGCAATAACTCAAGCACAAGCCAATGGATTAAAAGATTCTTTAAGAGGTCATTTTTTAAAAAATATGTTAAGTGAATCTATTGAAAATAATGCACAATTTGGAAATTTTTATAATGCTAATAAATTTGTAAGAAATTTAGAAAAAAATATGGACTCTTTAAAAGTTCTTTATAAGGATCCTGGAGACATAAAAAAATTACAAGATATTCAAAAAGTGTTAGGATATGCTCAAGGAGAAATTTCTGATATTAAGGGAATACCTGGTGGGGTTTTAATTCAAATGAAACAAGCTGGAGCTGCTGGAACAGTAATGCAGTTAGGCCCAGGTTTAATTTTTCCAGGTGCTGCAGGGGTTGCAGCAACATCAGGTGCTTTATTACCTGCAGTTGGAATTTTACTTGCTCCAAAATATTTTGGTAAAGCAATGTTAGATCCTAGATTTCAACAACTTGTTTTTAAATCACAGTATACGGAAGCTGCAAAAGGTACACTCACTGATAAAAAATTAACTTCTTTATATAATCAAATGATAGGTAGATTATTTACAATAGGTGCAATAGATGAGGATCAAAAAAAATTAGCAGAGGCACAATTAAGTGAAAGAAACAAAGCAATTGATTTAAGAAATGAACAAGCATCTTTGCCTTTGCCAGATGTTGCCACTTCCAATTTTCCTGTAATTAATCAGGGTGGTGGTGCATTAACTGCAACTGAATCTAATCCACAACTAGCTCAAGCTTTAAACCTTTTTAATAAGGGAGGGATAGTAAGTGCCAAGAAAGTCAACGCATAAAGATTCTTTAGCTCATCAACGAATTGATGATCATGAAAAACTTTGCCTTATTATGCAAAGAGAGACTAATAAAAAAATTAAAGATCTACATGAAGATATCCATAGATTAGAGAAAATTATGATATCTAGTTCTGCGTTCATTATTACTACTTTAATTGGAATTGTTGTTGCTCTAATCTTGAAATTGAATTAAAAGACCATGTGCGTCTAATCAAAGAAAAAAACAAATTCTATATTACTGATCTAAAAAGACAGATTAAATACAAGTATTTAAAATACACTAGACAAGAGGAGGACGGCTCACGGACCTATAATGTAGGTAACAAAAAAATACCAAGTGTTACAACAATTTTATCTGCTACCCAATCAGAAGAAAAGAAGAGAGGATTAGATGCTTGGAGAGAAAGAGTTGGATACCAAGAAGCAGCTAAAATAACCTCACAGGCAGCTCTCAGAGGCACGGAGATGCACTATGTTCTAGAAAACTACATAGATGGTCGTGGATACCTTAACCTTGCTCCAGAGGGCTCTCAAGCCCGACTTATGGCACACGAGATAGTAAACAATCTTGACCTTTTGAAAGAGGTATGGGGTAATGAAGTAAGTTTAGCATACGAAGATAAATGGGCAGGGGCTACAGATGTAGTCGGCCTTTATGATGATAAGCCCACAATATTAGACTTTAAACAAAGTAATAAACCTAAAAGAGAGGAATTTGTTGAAGATTACTATTATCAAATAGCAGCATATTCATTAGCCCATAAAAAACAATATGGACCAATAACACAAGGCCTTATATGTATTTGCACTAAAGATATTTTATATCAAGAATTTAAAATGGATGAAGCAAAATTAAAAGAATATGAAGAGAAATGGTTAGAAAGGGTAAATAGATACCATGATAATAAAAAGAGTTTGGGCGATGCCAAACCATCGAACATTTGAAATAAAGCCAATACAAGAATTTATCAAAGAAAATGTTGGGTCAGATTATATAGATCCGTTTCCATATCCTTTCAAACAAGATGCAATTGATTTTTTAAAAACTATTAAAACTAATTCAATAAATTCTTTAGTTTTTGATCCTCCTTATTCGCAATATCAATTAGTAGAAAAATACAAAAATTTAGGTATATATTTTCACAACTCTAATGACAATGATCAGAAAAGAAGAATAACTAAATACTGGTCAAATTGTAAAAAAGAAGTTACAAGAATTATAAAACCTAATGGAAAAGTAATATCTTTTGGTTGGAACTCAGGGGGTATGGGCAAGAAGAATGGATTTGAAATACAAAAAATTTTATTAGTTAATCATGGGTCTCAACACAATGATACTATTTGCACATTAGAAACTAAAGCCACTTCTGTACTTGTTCACCAAGAGTCTTAGCAGATAGTTCAATTTTATTTTCTAAATTATGTAATACCATTTCATCTATAGTATCTGTAGCAATAAGATCTATGTATGTGACTTGAGAAGTTTGACCATATCTATGAGCACGATCTTCGCTTTGTTGACGGACTTCCAAGTTATAAGAATTACTAAAATATATAACATACTTAGCAGCAGTAAGGGTAAGACCATAGCCACCAACAGTAGGGTTCCCAACGAGAAAGCGACATCTGTCATCAGACTGAAAACTTTCAACAGCTTTGTTACGAACATCCACTGAATCTTTTCCGTATATCGAAACCACTGAATCTTTTCCATATACCTCTCCTAATTTTTTTTTAATCATTTCTATATTGTGTACATAATTAGCCCATATAATACACTTGTCTTCACTCTCCTCCAATATACTCATTAATTCTTTAAGTTTTGCATTACTTTTAAAATCTACTATTTTACCATCATTAGTTTTAACAAAGCCATTGGCAACTTGTTGTAATTTTAATAACTCTGTTAATTTATTATTATATGATACTTCATCATCTTTAAGTAAAATTAAGGCAGTAGCTTTTAATTTTTCATAAGCTATTCTTTGTTCATCCGGTAATTCTATATGTCTTTGAACATACATTTTTTCAGGTAAATCTAAACAATCTTTTTTTCTCACTCTGTATGAAAAACTTTTTAATTTATACTCAAGCTCTTCAAGGTTTACATAATATTTTGGAATCTGTATATTGTAGCCACCCCGTTCAATACTATACATGACTGCATATTTAGCTTTAAATACGGTAAAATTTTCATATCCCAAAAGTTTTTTATCTAAAAATGCACACTGTGAGAATAAATCTAAAGGGGACTTTGTTATGGGAGAACCGGTTAAAATTCTTTTATATCTAGCTAATTGACCTAATTTAATTATGGCTTTTGTTCTAGAAGCTTTAAGGTTTTTAATAGATGTGCTCTCATCTAAAATTACCATACTTCTCATTCCATGTTTTAACAATTTATATTCTAGCCATTTTTTTCCAGATGCATGAGATAATGCCTCTACATTCATTAATATAAATGTTAATTTCTTTGGGTCTAATTTAAATGTTTTATCCTTAGTAACTTTCCAAATATAAATATTAGTTTCCTCTGGGCAATGAAAATCTATTTCTTTCTTCCAGTTTTGATATACAGAATTAGGTGCTATTACAAAAGCAAAATCAATCCTTTGTTCTTGATATAAATAAGCAGCATTATCGATTGCAACTTTTGTCTTACCAGTTCCCATTTCCATAAAATAAGCAAAGTTATATGGCTTGGCTCCTTCAATTAATGATTGTCTTTGATGTTTAAAAGGTTTTGTTTTATAATTATACACGCAGAGTTTTTTAAATTATTTGTTTGCATAAATCAAATTAATAATATATTGATTCTCGCACAAGGAGGTTCTTATGGACTTAGAAGCAGAATCTATCATTACGATAGATACTGGCATGTCAACTGACATTGCCGAATCTTGTAATAAGTTATTGGAAACTCAGAAAAAAATATTAACGACTGAAGAAGAACTGAAAAAGTTAAAAGAAGTTGAGACTACTCTTTCTGAGCAAACAATTCCAAACTTAATGCAACAAGCTGGTGTATCACTGTTAAAATTAGCAGATGGCACAGCTGTAGAAGTAAAACCATTCTACTCAGCTAGAATACCAGCATCTAAAAGTGATGAAGCTTTTAATTGGCTTAGAGAAAATGGCCACGGAGATTTGATAAAAAATCAAGTGTCTTTGGAATTTGGAATGAAACAAGACAATGAAGCTAAATCAATTATAGAGGAACTAAAAGCAAAAGGTCTACCAGTGAAACAGAAGACAACCGTACACCCAAGTAGTTTAAGAGGATTTGTTAGAGAACAGATTCAAGACTTGGGTAAGGATGTCCCTGCAGAGCTGTTTGGAACTTATGTTGCAAATAAAACTAAAATAACCACGAAGGAACAATCATGATCACTAAAGAAAAAGCGATGACGACTAAAAAAGATAACCTTCCAACTGCAATTAATTTAGAGCAGATGGCAGGTCAGGGTCAAGAGTTTGTAACAGCTCGAGATCAAAAATTACCAATCCTAAAAATACTTTATGCTAACTCACCTGTGTTAGATGAAACAGATGGTAAGTATGTTGAGACTGCTAAGCAAGGAGACATATGGAGTGAAACATCAGGTAAAGTTTGGAAAGGTAAACAAGGTGTAATAGTAGTGCCTTGTCTTTACATAAATACTTTTAATGAATGGAAGGACAAAGGAGACAGTCCAGGAAGACCAGTAAACATACATACTGATCCTGCTATTATGTCCCAAACCACTAGAGGTGCAGATAATAAAGACCGACTAGAAAATGGAAACTATGTTGAAGATACAGGTAATCATTTTGTTTATATATTGGATGAAAATTATACTCCGATGGAACAAGCTTTGATTACTATGAAATCGACTCAAAAGAAAAAGTCGAAGACATGGAATTCTATGATTATGTCTAGAAGAACACAAGGAAAGAGTGGTATGTTTAACCCACCTTCTTGGTCTACTGCATATAAACTAACAACTACTAAAGAATCAAATTCTCAAAATTCTTGGTATGGTTGGGTTGTAGATTTTGATAAGTTTTTAAATACACAAGAAAATTTAAAAACACTTGAGACTACTCAAGCATTTTATCAAAGTGCAATGAAGAGTGATATTTTTGGCAAAGTAAATTTTGCTGATGAAAATCAAGCTGCAGGAAACAATAACAACGAAGAGAAAACTGGCGTTCCATTTTAATATTTTTTATGGAGGAGCAACTCTTAAAAATATTTGAGGGAAATTCTGAACTGTTCATCACTACCTCTCTTACCGGAGAGGTAGATGAACGGGGTAAGACAGTAGGCCAAACAATCACGGTTCACGAACCAGTAACTCTTAAAATTTGGAAAGAACATTTAGAGGGTACAAAACGTATCGGCATCAAGCCAGAGAAAGATAGTAAATGTAAATGGGGTTGTATTGATATTGACCCACAAAGTTATAAAGATTATTCACAAAAAAAAGTTATAGATATTGTTAGAGACAACCAATTACCATTGATACCAGTAAGATCAAAATCTGGAGGTTTGCATTTATTTTTATTCTTAGATAACTGGTATCCAGTAAAAGATGTTTTAAAAAAATTACATGAATGGAATAAAAATTTCTTTCAAGCCCTAGAAGTATTTCCAATGAATAAGTGTATGAACATGCCATATTTTAATATGGATGCTACAACTGAATTTGCATACAATGAAACAAATACACCAGTGCTAATAGGTAAATTTATTGAAATAATTAGAAACAAAACTTTATCATTAGAACAATTACAAAATATAAAAGTTAAGGAATATGAACCTGAGGAAGATTGGAAACATTATCCACCTTGTGTACAAAAAATGATTATGGATAAATGGTCAGGTAATCATAGGAATGACTTACTTTATAATGTTGGTGTTTTAGAAATGAAAAAGACTGACGGTAAAATTAGCATTGAAGAAATGAGAAGAATTCTTTTACAAAGAAATCAAGAAATTTTTGTAACACCTATGGACCCGAGAGAGGTAGAAAATTCTGTAGCAAAATCTGTAATTAAAAAAGATTATAATTATAAATGCCCACCTAAGCTTGGTGCAATAACACCAATATGTAATAAAGATTTATGTAAGTTTAGAAAACTTGGTATTGGCTCACAAGTTCCAGATTTAATAGATGATTTTGAGGATATTGAATTTATAAGAAGTACAAAATCAATTGAATATTCTTTTATCTTTCAAGGAGAAAAAATTATTATCGGTCCTGAAGATATGAAAGACGAAAAGTCATTTCGAGTAAAGTTGTTACGTTATGGAATATATTGGATAACTTTACCTAGACCTAGAACAGGCCCATCACCATTTGAAATGCTAATGTCCACAATAGTGAAGAAAGCTGTGGAAAATGAAAAGATGAAATTTGAGGATACACTTGGAGAAGAAAAATATAACTTCCTTAAAAAGTTTTTTGAAAGCCACATTGAAGAAGATGACTTTGATAAATTACAAGATAATTATGTAGTTTTAGATTCTAAAACAAATGTATGTTATTTTAAAAAAATTACTTTTGAAAAATTTTTAGGTAATAATAAAACGTTCAAAAGTGCGGCAGAAGCTATGCACTTATTAGGATGTGAAAGAATAGATTATCATGAAGGTGTTAAAAATGTATGGTCGGTAGAGATGCCAAAATTTGTAGACTATAAGAAGACAGAAAAAAAAGTAAGTAAGAAAACAGTATCGGAGATGGATGACGAATTCCACACAGGAAAGTTTAGAACTTAAAATACTAAAAGATCTATATCACAAAACAATAAAAATCTTTGGTCCACCAGGTACAGGTAAAACATATACGTTAATAGAAAAAGTCTTAAAAGGTTATTTAAGAAAAGGGATAAGGCCAAACGAGATTGCATATTTATCTTTTACAAACAAGGCAGTAAACACTGCAATATCAAGAGCACTAGAATCTTTTCCTCAATATAATACCGATGACTTTTCTAGATTTAAAACTTTACATACTTATTGTAGAAGATACTTTCCTGAAGAAGTGTTTGATCCTAAAGATTGTACAATAGATTTTGCTTTACAAACTAAAGTAATTAAAACAAGTGATAAGAGATTAGCAGATGATAATTTTATGTATAAGGATTGGTCACTTGGTGTTTACAGTAAAGCAAGAAATTTGTTAATTAAACCAGAGGAAGCTTATAAGTTAGAGAGTTATAAGAGAGATTCTCTTACCGTGTTTTTAAGAAAGATAAGCACTTATGAACATTATAAGACTGGAGGAGGAGAGAGATCATTTATAGATTTTGATGATATGATTGAAAGAGCAATTAAAGAAATAGATTTTCCTTCATTAAAAGTTTTAATATTAGATGAGGCTCAAGATTGCACACCATTACAATGGTCTGTTATTTATAAGATGGCTCCTAAGGTAAAAAGAATTTATTTAGCAGGTGATGATGATCAGGCAATATATAAATGGAATGGAGCTGACCCAAAATATTTTACAAAATTTTTTCCTGGTAGAAAAGTAAAGTTAAGAAGAACTCGTAGGTTTGGAGAAGCAATACATAGATTTTCTCAAATTATTCGGAGAGGTATAAGTGATAGTGAAGAAAAAGAATATTTAGCAGGGGGCACAAAAGGTTTAGTAAAAGCTTATTTGTCGTTTAAAGAAATACCTTTTGAAAAATTTAATGAGGATTGGTATATTCTTGGAAGGATAAATGAAACTGTAAATCAACTAAGAATGTTAGCGAAAGATGCAGGATTATATTTTAAAGACAACAAAGGCACAAAATGTTTTGACCAAAAACAATGGGAGTCAATAAAAGCATGGACTGCAATAAGTAATAATAAAAAAATTGATAAGAAAGCAGCTCGTAATATGTACAAACATATAAGAGAACTTGAAGATCCAGCATATAGATTAGATAAATTTTGGAGAGCTGAACCTGATTTTAAAGAGTATGATTTTCAAGCATTAAAAGAATGGTGTGGTTTAGCATTAGAAAATAATCAAAAAAATAAACCTTGGTATTGGATATTAAGAAGAAATTTTAAACCAAGACAAGTAAGGCATTTTATTAGATTGCTTAGAAGATATGGTCAAAAAGAATTAGATAAAGATCCACTTATCACTATAGATACAATACATTCAGTAAAAGGTGGAGAAGCGAATCATGTAGTATTGTATGGCAAAGGTAATTACCCATCAGATTTTGCAAATAAAAATAATCAAGAAAAAAGTGATGAACGTAAAGTTTGGTATACAGGTGCAACTCGAGCAAGAAAAACTTTACATTTACTAAGATCTGACTATAAGTTTAACTATCCAATTGGACAAGATTATTTAGTTTATATACAGGAGAAAAATGACAAGTAAAGATATGTTTGATGAAGTATTTCCTGAAGGTAAACAAGTCGGAGGATCACACTACAAAGAGTTTGTAATTCAACCTTGGACTTTTATCAGGAAAAATAATTTAAACCCATTACAAGCTAACATAATAAAATATGTTTGTAGATATCTATTGAAAGGAGATCCTTTACAAGATTTAGAAAAAATAAAACATTATTGTGATCTTGAAATACAATATCTTAAAAACAGAAGAGATGGGCGAAAAAATAAAAATTAAATGTAGCGAATGTGAAAAGAATGCAGTCATTATTGAAAACAAAATTTATTATTGTGGTGATTGTGCTGTTGAGCAGTTTGTTAACGGGGTGCATGAAAGATTACGATCTAAATCCTTACACGACCATAGTAAGTCGAATAATGAAAATTAAAAATGCAGGAAATTAAAATAGTTAATAATTGGTTAGGTTCTGAACTTCATGAATATATTTCGCATTATTTTTTAAATGATATTCCACATCACTATGGACACAAATCTCATCCTTCTTTACCAGATAATTATAATTTCTATAAGCATGATTTTATTAATGATCCTCTCGTAGATTATTTAAAATTTAAATTAAAAAAACAATTTAATAAAGATATCGAGTTTTTAAGAACATACATAAACATACAACACCCCAATATGGAAACTGTATTTCATAGAGACGATGGAGATATAACAGTTCTTTATATGGTAAGTGGTGAAGGTAATTTTAAAATAATTAATGATTTTGAAGTTGTACAAGAAAAAAATTCTCAAACCTCTGAAATAAAACCAAAAGATATTGAAGAAATAAATTTTGAAAAAAATAAATTAATTATATTTAACGCACAAAAACCTCATAAAGGTGAGCCACCAAAAAAAGGGGTGAGAATTAGCTTGGCTTTTAAAACAAAATTTAAAGAAAAAAAATGAGTAACGGATTACAATTAACTTTGACATTTAAAAAATCTATGTGGAATACACCCATAGAATACAAAGATTTGTCACAATACAAAGAAATAGCCATTGACTTAGAAACAAGAGATGACGGCATTAATCAAAAACTAGGAGCTGGTTGGGCTTTAGGCAAAGGAGAGATTGTTGGTTTTGCTGTAGCAGTTGAAGGTTGGAAAGGTTATTTTCCATTTGGTCATCTAGGTGGTGGTAACATGATACCCGAACAAGTAAAAAAATATATGAAAGATATATGTGCTTTACCGTCAACTAAAATTTTTCATAACGCACAATATGATGTAGGTTGGTTAGAAGCCTCAGGTATCACGGTCAACGGCCCTATAGTAGATACAATGATTGCAGCTGCACTTATAGATGAAAATAGATTTTCTTATTCTCTCAATGCCTTATCAGTAGATTACTTAAATGAAATAAAAGCAGAGACAGAATTAAGAGAGGCTGCAGCAGCTCATGGTATAGATCCTAAGGCAGAAATGTGGAAACTACCAGCAGAGCATGTAGGTTATTATGCAGAACAGGATGCAGAACTTACATTAAAATTATGGCAAAGATTTAAACAAGAAATTGCAACACAAAGTTTAACTACTGTTTGGGAAATGGAGCAGCAACTGCTTCCGATGTTAATAAAAATGCGTCAACGAGGTGTGAGAGTGCAAGTGGAAAAAGCTGCAGAATTACAAAAAGAAATGAAGAACCAAGAAAAAGAAATATTACTGGCCATAAAAAAAGAATCAGGAATAGAAGTAGACATTTGGGCATCACGCCAGATTGCCAAAGCTTTTGACAAATTGAAGTTAGACTACCCACGTACCGAAAAAACAAAAGAACCGTCCTTTACACAAAATTGGTTGATTAATAATAAAAACAAAATAGCACAATTGATTGTAAGTGCAAGAGAAGTGAATAAATTTCATGGAACTTTTTTATCATCCATAATGAAGTACCAGGTCAACGGAAGAATTCATGGAGAGATAAATCAACTTAGAGGAGATAATGGAGGCACAGTTTCAGGAAGACTGTCAATGTCTAATCCTAATCTTCAACAAGTCCCTGCAAGAAATAAAGATTTTGGTCCCAAGATAAGAAGTTTATTTATACCAGAAGAGGGTTTTAAATGGGGTAGCTTCGATTATTCCCAACAAGAACCAAGAATGACAGTACATTATGCAGCCTCAATAGGAGATGGTTATGAGGGATCAAATGAATTAGTAGAAGCTTATCAAAATGCAAGTGCAGATTTTCACCAAACTGTAGCTGATTTAGTTGGTATTGAAAGAACTCAAGCAAAAACTATTGGTTTAGGATTAATGTATGGTATGGGAAAAAATAAATTGGCTATTTCTTTAGGTGTATCCAAAGATGAAGCAGACGAATTAATAATTAAATATAATAAAAAAGTTCCTTTTGTAAAAAAATTATCGGATAGATGTAAATTTGCAGCTGATGAGAAAGGGGTAATAAGAACAAAGAAAGGTCGAAAATGCAGGTTTGATTTATGGGAAACAAGAGATTTTGGTTTACATGTAGCAGAGAAATATGAGGATGCAGTAGCAAAGTATGGAAAAGACAACATTAAAAGAGCATATACATACAAAGCATTAAATAGATTAATTCAAGGATCTTCAGCAGATCAAACTAAACAATCTATGTTAGATTGTTATAATGCAGGTCACTTACCTATGTTACAAATTCATGATGAATTGTGTTTTAATATTAAAGATGATGCACATGCAAAAAAAGTTCAAAAAATAATGCAAGATGCTATAGAGTTTAAAGTCCCTAGTGTAGTTGATTATGGTTTAGGAGAAAGTTGGGGAGATGCAAAATAAAAACTTACCTCATGATAATTTAGATTTGATTGCATATGCAGCTGGGTTATTTGATGGAGAGGGGAATATTAATTATGCGCAATACAAGTGCAAAAAACCTAATGGTAAAATATACTTAAAATGGAATGTTGGTATGGAAATAGCAATGACAGATTTAAATTGTATTAAAAATTTTTATGATATTGTAAAAGTTGGTTCAATACATTTTAAAGGAATTGGTAAAGGTTCACTAAACAAAAAAGAACAATGGAGATGGAGATGCTCTCATCAAAAAGCATTAAAATTAGCAAAATTGTTTTTGCCTTATTCTGTAAGTAAAAGAAATAAATTGTTATCTATTATAAATCATTATGAGTTTAAAAAGCCGATAGATGCCCTAGGGAAAAAGTTTCCTTTTATTAAAACAAAAAAAAGTTAGCCTACTGCTGCTAAATTTTCTTGCACATCTTGATATTTAATAGCATTTCTTTTTGCTCTAATATCGCTTTCTGTTTTAAGCATATCAACTGTACATAACCCATTAGTCATAAGATCAGTTGACCACTTACTTTCAAGTTGTTGTAATTCTTTTAACAACTTTATTTTTTCAGGACTCATTTTACAGTTCCTCATAAGTTATGTGAACCCTAGTATTTCCGGTGAAACCATCTTCGATTATTTCAACCTTACCTTGGCTCACTTGTTCTGACAAACTTAATATCGCTTCCTTGCTATTTGCAGCTTCAACAACATGGTCTAATTGCTGCCCTCCCATACTAGCTCTGATACGATAAGCCGTCATAAGATATTATAAGATATTTTAAAAGAATGGTCAACATTATAGCCCTCAGGGTCAATGGCCATACAATGTACCTCGTAATAGTCCATAAAGCCCCCTAATTCTTCGATTTTAGATTTTTGTGACCTACCTGTTTCAATTGCTTTTTCTCTACATTTAGAAGCATTAATAAGGTTATCTACTAAATATTGTGTGCATTGAGTTCCAACATCGTGAAAATTCCAACACATACTACCTAATAATATAAATTTTATTATCATATTAATTCATAGGGCTTACACGCAAATGTCGTGTAAATTTTAAACTTATTAATTTTATCGATACCAATTTCTTCAATTTTTTCAATAGCTTTATTATAACCTGCCATTTGACACAAATATAAATTATCATAAGCTTGTGGAAAAGTATAAGGATTTATACACACATTATCTATCATAGAACACAAAGTTATAGTTAAAAAATATTTCATAATTTTATTGACTTTGATTTTTATCCCATATATGTAAGATTTAATGAAAAACAAAAAAAGCAAAAGTCTTATACTAGATAATATCATTTCTGAAGTTGATGAACAATTGGGGCTAATCCCCTCACATGACTTTGATGGTAGTCCTATCGAAGATTCACTTCACATGGATATGTATGTAGATTCTATAGCAGAAATACATTTTACAGATGGTTTAGGTAGAAAACATTATCCGTTTGATAAAACAATTGCTACGTATTTAGTTGAGGATGAATTAGAATGTCGATTAAATAAACCAACAGAGGAGGATAAAAATGTCGATAAAGAAAACAATTAAATTTACAACTAGTGGTATAACATTACCACCAACGAGTAGTTCAAGTGTGCATCCACCAATTGGTCAAAAACCTGAAGGTGATATAGATTTAGAAGGTGCATTAGATAGACTTGGAGACACTATCAAAGGTCTATTAAAAAATATGGATACACTTCAAAAAAATTTAGATAAACTTACAGCTGAAAATAAAAGACTGAAGGATGCTTTAGGTATCACTGAGTCTACGTTGATAATGAAAGAAGATATGGAGGTTAAAAATGGACATTAACAAATGGAAATCAGTTGCAATAAAAAAATACGATTATGATTTATTAAAAGGACTTTGTAAAAATAAGTTTAGAGCTCCTGGTGCAATGATCTCTAAAATACTTAGTGACTATGTAGATCATCAAGCTAAAAAATTAAAAATACCTAATGCAACATATCGAACTAAGCTTTTAAATGGAGCTGAAGATGGATCTAAAAAAAATAAAGGGTAAAGAATTTTTTACCATAGAACTTGATCTCGAAAATAATAACGTAACATTATACGTTAACGGAGAACTTAGGAATAAAATACATTCGGTTAAATCAGAATCATTATTTGATCGTATGTTAAAAATTGCAAAATTAAAATTTCTTAAGATGAGAGATAGAGTTGAACAATAAACTAAAAGTATTAGATTTATTTAGTGGAATAGGAGGCTTTAGTTTAGGTCTTCATTCCACTGGTATATTTGATACAGTAAAGTTTGTAGAATTTGATAAATTTTGTCAGAAAGTTTTACAAAAAAATTTTCCTGATGTACCAATAGAAGGAGATATAAGAGATGTCAAAGGACAAGAATTTGAAGCAGATGTCATTACTGGA